CCGGTGACTGGTTTTTGACGCTGACGTATGATGATAAACATCTCCCAGATTGCTGGGATCGGGCAAACAAGCGGACTCAGTGGTTTTGCCGGAAGCTGCGGGAGAGCCGGCCGAATCAGATTACCATGTATTTTTACAATATTGAGCGGGCGCATTGGTCCGAGGATCCGAATTGCTGCCATCGCTGGCACCACCACATGGTGGTCTCCGGGGACGTACCGATGGAGACGCTTCAGGCACTGTGGGGCAACGGTCATGTAGACGGTCACCCCATCGTTCTGGACGCCGACCACACCTACGGTTGCCTGGCCACGTATTTTCTCAAAGAGGCTAATGAGTTCCCGGGTAAGCGCGGATGGCGCAGCTCCAAGGGATTAGCCAAGCCGGAGGTAGACAGCATGGTGGTGGATGACGATTATGTGATCCAGCCACCGGACAGCGCCGGCGTCATGGTGCTGGATAACCCAGGCCCGCAGATCACGGTCTATGGCCGGTTCCAAATCATCAAGTTCCAGGCACTTGACGGATATGACGGTGGTGTGCTATCCTCGATGTACGCACGGCGCCGGAAGACGCCGAGGCGCAGGGCTGCAACGTACGGTTCTCACTGAGCGCTGGCCCTTCCTACTATTTAACTTGAGGTGTTTATATTATTTTCTCGGAGGAGGCAAAACGTCATATGATTAATGATCAGATTCGTGGTACAATGTTGGCA